TGTGTTTGTGTTGTAGGGTGTGCCGTTCGTGAGAATAGCGCACCTTTTTAATTGGATAAGTGGCGGAATTGGTAACGCTTAGTAGAGTAAGATTGTAAGCCAGACATTCTGTAACCATTCAGTGAGGCTCTTGAATTTACATTCCCGGTTCGAATCCGGGCTTATCCACTAATAATAATCAAATAATTAATCTTATGGCAAAAAGGATAAAGACAATAACAGGAGATTGGGTAGATTCAATTAGTAAGCTATCTATAAATGAACCAGCTAGAGTTTTAGATAGTAATTATGATCGTGTTATGAGTTCTGCTCGTTATCGACTAAGACGGAAAGGTATTGAAATAGAGACCGTCGGAGATAAATACTTTATAGGTAAAACAAGGTTTTTTAATATTAAAAGGATATCGTGATGGAACCCTTAACTCAATGTGAGTATCAAGTAGCACATGAAGTTGCAAAAGGGCATACTCCTTCTGAAATAGCTGAATTGCTCCAAAAGTCAATATGGACAATAAAGGCACAGATTAGGGATATTCATAAGAAGTTAGGCATTAACAATAACGTAGAGCTTACTTTATTCCTGTTATGTGATAGGACTAAAAGAAACTTTGATTTGAAGGAGATTAGGAAGCACGGTATTGAGTTATTTTTCTCTGTGTGGTTTGTGGTAATAGCTGTTACACCGGATTATCAAATGGACATGAGACGTTGTAGGGTACGATCTAATGCAAGGACTTCGGTACGAGCAACTAGAAGTAGAAAGGACTGTGATTCATTTTATATCATCTAGTATTAATCCAAAAATAAAGTTTATGAGAAAGTTGATATTAAACATTGTTCTGCTTAATATTTTAGCAGCTCCTTGTATACTCACTTTTAACGATATAGATCAGGAAACAAATGATTGGAATTATACAATTAATATAATAGGTATTATATACTCTATTTGGTTCTATAACTATATCCTTAAGCCAATATTTAAAACATTATTTAGAAAGGAGGAATTATGAAAAGGACTATGCCTGAAGAATTTATATTAAATCTAATAGATTATGCAAGAGGTATTGGTCGCAAAGAAGAACGAATAAATTCTTTCAAGGAACCTAAATTTATATCACAGAATAAAGCTCATATTTTATACGGGAAAGGGAATGTAACAAAATGGGTAAAACAAGGTATAGTAAAAAGGTATAAGGATGCAGATGGTAAACTTCGTTCTAGTGTGCGGTATGATGTGTTAGAACTTGAATCCGCAGCATTCAAATGTAATTATATGCAAATGTTATCTCCATTGGCAAAAGCTGAAATGAGGGAGATTATAGATCAATAATTTATAGTTTAATCCTAATCATGGAGTAAAGGACTCCGTGCGGTATCCAGTCCGCTATTTAAGTTTTGAATTATCCCGGTGTCCGTTGGTTCGGTATCCGGGAACTATTTTATTAACTACTTTAATTATAACGAATATGGACGATTTAGCTATTAGAGAACAAGAATCCTCATTTGTGATTCAAGCAGCAGACCTAAGTAAAAATGATCTTCCTTCTTTGGAAGATGCGCAAGAATTACCGATTGACCTTTGCGGAAACTATTGGACACCAGAGAAACCGGGTGAATTTAGAAAAATGTACTTTGTAGAAATCAAACCTCAAAAGGTATTGAGTGCTACCAGTCCGGATGAATTAATAGATTTGGATTGTGCTACTTTCTTAGAGAGATCAGCAGATGGTACGGTACAGACAGTAACAAATGGTTCTCGTAGATTGGTTGGTATTCTTGAACAGTATATTGAGAACGGATCACTTAAAAGTGGCATGCCTCTTAAAATAACTTACATGGGCAAGCGTAAGAACAAAACTAATAACTTCCAGTCAGATAATTGGTCTGTAAAACCTTTGCGTATTAACTTGCCTGTTGCCGGATGATAGATTTTAATTTGGACGATTGCGCAGAAGGGGAAGAACTCAACCCTTCTGCTTATAATCCGGATGATTATCCCACCAAAGAGGAGATGCTTGATTTTATCTCTTTGAATTGCAATAAGCCACCTGTTAATATTGATTTGAAGGAATTGAGCGTTAACGGAGTAGTAAAGCGTGATCCTATGGAGATGTATTTGAAAAGCGATCATATTTCCTCTTCCAATTTGAAAAATGCTCTTAAAACTCCACGATCCTTTTATTATGATTACGAAAGAACATTTGAAGAGAAAGAAAAACCTTGTTTTCAGTTAGGGACATTTGCCCACATGGCATTTTTGGAACCACGTTTATTCGAGCTTGTCAAAGTAGAACCTAAGTGTAACCAATCATCGAAAGATGGCGTGCTTGGAATGATTCGGTTCTATAATGAATTGCTCCTGAATGATAAGAATTATGTTCCAGATGTTGAAGAAGAAACACCTTCTGAAAGGTGGAATTTCTGCGATCTGAAAGACTTTCGTGATAATAAGAAACAGAAGTGCATTGATTTGGGATACTCGTTTATCAGTGATGAAATGAGTATGATAATTAAAGCTCTTGAAAGAAACTATTATTGGTATGGTGGCGGCATCATCAAGCAGCTTTTGAAAGGTGCATACTCAGAAGTATCATTTTATGGCAAGGATGAAGAAACGGGACTTAATGTAAGGGTCCGACCGGATTATTTTAATGTAGAGGAAAATATCGGTGTAAACGCTGTTATTTCCTTTAAGACCACACGTGCCGACGATCTCGGCAAGTTCTACTATGATTGTGCCAAGCTCAAGTATGAGCTTTCAGAAGGAATGTACCAAGAAGTTATGAGTAGCGTTACTGGACGAAACTTTAATGTAACAATCATGATCATGTTACAGACGGTTGAACCATACGATGTCGCTGTTCTCTTCTGGTCGCCCGATGATTTGGCAAATGGTAAGTATAAATATCGCTATGCTCTCTCAATCGTAAAAGACTGTTTCGACAAGAAATGGTTTCCCGGATATGATGCTAAAGCCGAAGAAGGAGCTAGAGGTATTATTGATATGCAGCTCCCGGAATGGAGTCAGAAATTGCTTCATCCGGTGGCTATAGAGAATTAATATAAAACAAGAATAAAAATGAGTTTGGATGAATTCTTAGAAAAATTTGGAGAAGCATTAGACCAATGCAATAGAGATGAAGATGTCAATGTCTCCATACAAGTTCCACCCGGAACAAAATGCTGGGAAAACGATTGGACTCAATTTGAAGTAAACTGTGTCAGCACTGATGGGGGAACAATTTATTTACAATGTTCATAACTTAAAATAAGAAACAATGATTGATTTAAAAGACTATGTACCAGAGGAACTTAAATTTAAGCTCCCTACCACCGTGAAATTTCCCGAAGTGATTTTCTCTGATTGTGTCTCTATGGACGATGTAAAGAAGAAACTGGCAGAGAACTTCGTCACCATTCAAGAGAAAGACGTGATCGCTAACCGGGTGATGGATGATTATGAAATATCAACTATCCGTGCGAATTATGGTGAGATTGCCGAGGAACAGATGCCGGAACTTGAAGCACAGTTCGAAGCATTGAAAGCAAAGTTCAATACCGAGAAGAAAGAATTTGAGGCAAAGATTTCAGCATTAAATACTCAGTTTAAGGATCTTGTAAACCTTGCAAAGAAAGGTGTGAAGGATTATCCTTTGAAGATGATCGATACTTTCCGCATTCCGGTTATGGGGTATTACTTATATTACTCATGGGTGAATGACGCTTTTCGTCTGGCATTAGTTCAAGAAATTCCGAAGCATGAATACAACGATCTGTTTAATTCCGGAGAAAAGAATCAAGAGGCGTTCAAAAAATTGGGATACGAACTGCCAAACGTTGATTTTAAAGATACTCGTAAGAATGTCCGCCGATTCGGAGAAGGAGAGGATATAATCGAGGTATGGGAGGAAGATGGTCAAGATGTATGGCTGGAGCAATGGATTGAAGATTTTGTAGATGAAGATACCAGTGAGGTAGTTCCTATTGAACGTCACGAATGGCATCGAGTTCCAATCGAAGAAAGTCCATGGAGAAAGGAGGACGAAAATGACGAGACTAGCACACAAGAGGGGGAGACCAACGAGATACCGGAAGAGTCTGAGGAATAATCCTTATTGGGAAGAAGTAAAACGTAAGGTCCGAATCCGTGACGGGCACAAGTGCCAAGTATGTGGAAAGACTTATAATTTGGAGATTCATCACAAAGTCTATGACGTTGCAGGATACTCTATAGTTGGACATGAATTAGAGTTCTTGTATTGTCTTGAAACGCTATGTGAAGATTGCCATGCAATGAAGCATGGTAAATAAATTATCCCGGTGTCCGTTGGTTCGGTATCCGGGAACTATTATTTAAAAGCTATTCTTATGAAACAGGTAAGCAGTAAACAAGCTCAGAGAAACAGAGAGGTTGCTAAAATAAAGCAGTCGCTTTCCCCCTTTTGTGTAATATGTGGCAAGCCAGCAGTAGATGCCGCGCATTTGGTCCCTAAGAGCATGTATCCAGAACATTATACCAATCCGCAGAACATCGTAGGATTGTGTCGGGAATGCCATAATAGGTACGATAATAACTTAGCATTCAGAAGGAGACAGAAGCGTCTTATAGAGCGTGTGAAGTCTTTTGATGAATGTGCAGCAAATAGATATTTCCGTTTATGAATAAGAATATTAGTTATGAATGTAGAATTTAACTTGTATGCAAATGGAAAGTTGTTTTTGATCTTTCCATTTAACATGGATTTTGTTCCTACTATAGGTGATAATGTTTGGGCTGTTGATATTTTTTTTAAATATATAAAAGCCTATAATATTCCAAATCCTGAATTTCTTTTTATCGATGAGAAGTCTTTTCTTACTTTGGAAGACATGAGAGAAGTAAGTTATAAAGTATATGAAAGGTTTTTGGATGAAGATATGAATATCAGAATTAACCTCGAAGCTGTTGGGCTAGAATATAAGTTATTCAAAGAAAGATTGATAGAAATAGATTTTTACGATGTGAATAGATGTATTAATTATCTCAAAGAAAGCATCAAAAGAGGGGCTTATAATAAACCACAATTAGACATCAATGAATAGTTATCAACTGATTTCCAAGCTCCGAAAGGTGCGTGATGATACTTATCTAACTACAGCAGCGCAAGCCTTATATCATGAGCTTGTAGCGATTTGTAATGATATGAAGTGGAAGGATGTTTTTAAAAAGAAGAACTCTGATTTGTGTTCTATTCTGAATATGTCAGAGAAAACCTTAATAAAATCAAGGAGTGATTTGAGCGATGCCGGATTACTTTACTTCCAATCGACAAAAGACAAGAGAATCGGCTGTTATTACTCATTTACTACTGTAATATCATCCGTCTATTTTACAGATGAAAGTACAGATGATTCTACAGATGAAACTACAGATGATAATAACGGAGGTGGAGAAATACCACCTGTAGAATCACCTGTAGAAACATCTGTAAAATGCTTAGATGATAATTTGCCATCATCTGTAGTTTCATCTGGAAAATGTTTAGATGAAACGCAAATCTCACCTATTATAGATAATATAAACATAAAACAAGAAGAGAGTCTCGCGCATACGCACGAGAGCACCCCACCCGAAAAGCCTAAGCGATCTAGGAAAAAAGAAGGAGATGCGAAGCCTTTAGTTTACCCTTTTACTTCGATAGCATTTATGTCGGCATGGACGGAACTTGTGAAAACTCCAAAATGGAAAGGAAAGCTAAATTATGCTTTGCAGATTTCATTAAACAAGCTGGGTAAATTTGAAGAAGAGTTCGCTATCCGACAAATAGAGCGAGCTATAGAATCCAATTGGACCGGAGTCGTATTCTCTGGTACTGAACGTGATTATCAAGAATGGCTAAAACAAAAAAAGTATGGAAACAATCAGAAACCTTGTACAAGCAAGCAGGAAGCAAATGACCATGCCTTGCAGCAATTCATTGCCGAGCGTCAGCGTAGAGAGCAAGGCTTGGTTAACGAAGTGGAAAGACCCTTCTGATATTGAGCGTGTCTTTTCTCCGACAAACTGGGCTTATGTGGCTCAGAATCCAGAAAAAGCATATTTTTCAAATTGTCCCACGATTAAAAAGTATGATGAAGTTTATGGAGAAGGAAATGCGGAAATGTGGATTTATGCGCAAGTGCTGGCATTATTTGGGTCTAGTTCTTGTAAAGACGAAGGGGTAGCACAAGGAATCGGAATATTTGCTCAGACATTTGCGTCGTCTGTTCAGATATACAAGTTATCAGAACTAATGCTGTTTTTTTCTCGATACAAGTCCGGAAGATACGATAACTCTTTTTCTCAATTTGATGCCCGAAGGATTGGAAATGCTTTTTTCAAAGAGTTTATTCCAGAGAGACAGAAAGAAATTGATCGATGTGAAAAGCGAAAGATTAATGAGGAAGCATTAGCTAGACGGGAATTGCCTGCCGGATATACAATCCCCAAAGGGTATAATCCCTATACTTGGTATTTGGAGACTAAGAGACGTGCTGCCAATGGAGACAAAGAAGCTATTGAGAATTTAAAATATCCCCAAGTTCGATTTACATAGTGGTCTATCAGATCGCTATTTTTTATTTAATAACCAAAACGTTTTCCTGATATCGGGAAGACGATCAATACAGAACAAAAATGAATATAATTCAAACTAATTCGCTTGAGATATTCAAGCAAAACAAATATATCCCTACTGATATAGGAATGGTATCAGATAATTCCTATCTAAGTATTGTAGCAACAAATAATTGTCAGTGTAAATGTGCATATTGCATAAATTCAGAAACAGACCATCAGCTTAATTTGCCTATGGCTAAAGCTGTTTACAATATCCGTAAACTGATTCGTAAATATGGAGTAAAAGAGGCTATCATATTGGGAGGAGAACCTTTGCTGCATCCTAATATATTGGATTTAATTCGGGATTTAAGAGAAAGCACAGATTTACAGATGATACGCTTAACTACCAATGGTATAAAGTTGAAGAATAATCCCGATTTCATAAAAGAACTTGTACATAAAGATTGGGGTATTCAAGGAATAAATATCTCTTTTCATAATCAAGACTTTATGACATTGAATGAATTGTACGATGTTTACAAATGGATTAAGAAATTTAATTCTAATATCAAAGTTAGAGTAAATATGAATATTTGGAAAGGGAATTGCGATACTTTGAATTTGTTGAATAGTCATCTTTACTCTATTCGTTTTGTAGATGAAGTTCGTGTTAGTAATATTATTCCAAAAGATAGTTTTTCAGTTAATCCGGTAAATAAAGGTACTGATTTAGTTTTGTCTGATGAAGAATATATTTCGCTATTCACTAAACTGATAAAAAAATACGAGGATAAATATACCATCATAGAGAATAAAGATACTTTAGGTTTCGTCCGTTATCTCTTAATACCTACTAAATGTCCTATTATTATTAATTGGAACTTGGAAAGCAAAGTAGCTGAACAAGTCTGTGAAAATGATATTGTTAATCGTAAGATAAATACTTTTAAATGCCTTGTAAATGGAGATATATCATTATCGTGGAATACGAATAACATTATAATTTAATTCAAAATCAATACAGATATGAATAAAGAGAAATTAAAGGAAGCCAATCGGCTGAATAAACTCATTGAGGAACATGAGCAAGCGTTAAATTGCTTCGAGTTTGATACCAACTACTATGCAAGAGATGAAGACCCCAACTTGCCTATTGCGTTGGAAAGTACTAATCCTATTCTAATTATAGAACATGATGATCCATTTGAGGGAGGACGGGAACAGCAGAGAATTCCAATGGTATTGAGTGATTTCCTCATTAATCTAATTAAGGATTCTATAAAAGGAAATCTGGAAAAGTTGAAAGACGAATTTCAAAATCTATAACCCTCAAAACTGTTTAATCATGAATAAAATAAGACTAATACTTCGTTGGTTATTTATTCCATTGTGGACTATACTATTTTTTGTGTATTTGCTTATATGGTATATGCAAATGAGTTGGTACTATTTCAGCTTTCAAGATTATTGGAATACTTTTCTAATATTATGGGATAAAATAATGCTATTAATGAGATTAAAAACAAGAAAGACATTAATTATTTTGTAAACTTGCATTTTGGGTAATTACTGCATCCGGTGAAATTTCCGTACTTCCCTTTCCGTTCGACTAATTGGTTGCCACATCTGGGACAAATGCCGTTATGGATCATAGTGTTTTTGTTTGTAATAATCTGATGTATCTTTTGCTTATGCTCTTTTTTAGTATCTTTAGTCACTAAATTTGAGTGAGATAGTTTTTCCGTTAATATCTGGACATCTACAGAATTTATGGTGGGAGTAGTGTAGCTATAAATAACATCTTTTAATTGGTTTGAGTATATAACGATTTCTCGGGTATTACATTTTAGAGTTGCACCTCTTAAGAATACAATGATTGGTATGAATTTATTTTCGGGAATGCTCAAAAGACTTTCCAACGCTTTCACATGAGAGTAGTTTTGTTTTAATGGGTTCTGGAACTGATATTTGTTACCATACATATTTTTAGTCCAAAATTCAGAATAGTCTGAACCGAAAATCCAACCAGAGTAGTTCTTGGTTTCAATAACAAAGATACCATATGGTGATACTACAACATGGTCAATTTGTACAGAGCGTTCATTTATACAGATATAAATATCGTTAAATAGATGATATTCACTTGGAAGTGACATTAGTATTTTGGAAACCTTTCTTTCTCCATATTTTCCTTTGATGGCTGCTTGATTATATCCTAATGTAATTGCAATTACAAAAATTGCAATTACTATTATAACAATAATTTCCATAAGTTATCAGTTTTAATAGAACTTGATTAAGTATCTGCAAATGTAAAAATAATAAATATAATATGAAAGCAATTAGTATTAAACAGCCGTGGGCTTATTTGATAGTCTACGGCATCAAAGACATTGAAAACCGTACTTGGGCGTGTCCTAAAAAGTATATTGGGCAAAGGGTACTGATACATTCAAGCGCCATCCCCGTGCAAATGATAAATCCTAATAGTGTATTCACAAGGCAACAATGGGACAGTTTATCACTTGGATTTCAGAGAGATATTATTTGCGGTGAGGGATATGTAAATTCTGCTATCATCGGAAGTGTTGAGATAGTAGACTGCGTAATAAATCACTCTTCCATTTGGGCGGTGAAGGAAGGTTATAACTGGATACTGGCTAATCCTATTATTTATGATGAACCTATCGGAAATGTGAAAGGGAAACTATCTTTTTGGGAGTATGATGGTCCATTAGTGCAGACGAAGGAAAATGTTGATAGATTAACTTATAGAGAAAGGCTTATAGCTATGCGTAAGGAGATGGAAGAAAGGGGGAAATCATGGTAGGAGATATTCGTATTAGGCGTAGGAAAGATAAATACCACGTTATGGAAGAGCAGGGAGATGGTAGATACTTTACTATTGAAGGAGGAAAATGTAATTCAAAGGAGGATGCCATAAAGCTAAAAAAACGATTTCTGTTCGTTAGAGAGAAAGTTAGATTGTTCAATCAGAATCTTAGAATACAATTGAGAGAAAAGAATAAACCAAATGGATGATCACATAAATCAAAGTTTGTATGCTGATTCAATAAAAGAAGCTACAAAAGTAGAGTTCCTTGCAAGTAGTGAGGAACTTTTTTTATATGCTGTTTCCCTGTATAATTCGATGATGTGGGGCAGAAAGATAGACCGGGAAAATCTTAGAAATAAGAAGAGATCAAAAAAAATAGGGAGAACTAGCAAGGTGTAAAAGCATTGTTCTCCCCAATCATTCACGATTGTATAGCAAATATACTATTTATTTTAAAAATAATCGTGTTATGGATAGAAATTTTAATGAAAAGACGTGGGTAAATGTACGTGAAATAGGGATAATTCTTAATGTCCATGCCTTTGTAGTGTATTCGTATTTATTACAGATTGGGGTAAGGTGCGTTAAAGATAGGTATGGGAACGGATATGTCAATGGAGTAGATATCACCAAGCATTTTGAAGGTTTAAAGAAATTCGTGAAAGGATTGAGGAATGGAAGAAAAGAGCAAGCCCCCCTCAAAGAACTGGCTTTTATTGATCCTGTGATAGGGAGTCATAATGATTGGGAGAGTAAAGCGGACGGCTTGGACAAGGTGAAGAAGGATTTTTATGCCTCATATACAAATCAGGTCTACAGGATTAATCACTACCAGAATTTAAAGAAGGCTTTGTTCCGGTGGGAGCGTGCCACGAGAGTTTGGAAGTACGTGGAAGAAGAAAGAACTGCACAAGACCCTAATGAATGGATGGAGAACATTTCGTTAAAATACAAGCTGTGTAATACGATATACGATGAAGAACGCCGTAAATCTGTACTTGACACAATTTGACATGGCTGTAAGAGTGATATCGGGTAAATTTGCTATTGATATAAAACTGATTATAGCATGGCGTACAATTTAAAGGAAATGACTGAAATGTGCTCTAAATGGGTGGCTGAAAATGGGCTAATGGAGCATGGCGGTGCGAGGTTGAAAGACTTTTGCGCTCATTTCGGCATAGACTCTCAAACATACTATCGTTGGCTTGAAAATGCGGATTTTGCGGATGCTATAAAAAAAGGGAAAAATGAGTTTAAGGAGAAGCTAGAGCAGAGGTTAGTTGAATCTCTGTCAAAAGCTGCTTGCGGATATGAATTTGAGGAAACTAAAACCGAATATGAAGGGAAGAAAGTAAAGAAGAAAATAGTAACAGTGAAGAATGTAGAGGCGAATGTTGGTGCTGCTATATTCTTGCTTACAAATATATCTCCTGATCGTTGGCGTAATAAACAAACTGGAACCGATGTGAAGACGGAAGGAGTAACATTGAAGGTCGAAGTATTGAAAGAAGAATCGGTTAGTAATATTAAGAAGCTCTCCACACTATCGCAGAAACGGAAGATAAAAGGAGAGGGGGAAACAGAAGGCTCTGGACAATGAAAACGACCTATGTTTTTGACAGGCTATTAGAAGCCACGGTAAATCCGGTGATTCGTGGAGTATCTTCACGGGGTGGTACTCGATCTTCTAAAACGTGGAGCATGTTACAGTTGCTTTTTCTTATTGCCGAGAAGTCAGAAGCTCCTTTGCTCATATCGTGTGTTACTGATACAATGCCGGGAGTGAAACGTGGTATGTTCCGCGATTTCAAACGTATGTTGCAAGATGAAGGTCTTTGGAATGGCAAGGCAATGAATTTAACCGAAATGACCTACACTTTTCCTAATGGATCACAGATAGAGTTTTTCGGTTGTGAGAATGCTGCGAAAGTATTTGGTCCTGCACGTGATATCCTGTTTGTAAACGAAGCACAGAGGGTCCCGAAAGAAGTATTCCGGCAAATGGCGGTTCGTACTCGTTTGATGCTGTATGTAGACTTTAATCCGGTTAAGAAGTTTTGGGCACACGACTATTTCAAGGGTCCCGGCATGGTGGAAATCGTCAGCACCTACAAGGATAATCCATATTTGACACCGGAGCAGATCGAAGAGATTGAGAGAAATAAGGCTGATGAAAACTGGTGGCGAATCTTCGGACTTGGTGAAACAGGAGGAACCGAAGGACTGGTATATCCTGAATATGATATTGTGCCGGAGTTTCCTGCGAATTGTAAATGGTGTCTTGGTCTTGACTTCGGTTTCTCTGGTGATCCTACGGCGATTGTAAAAGTTGGCTTCGATAAAGATGATCTTTATGTTCAAGAGATCGCATACTCTACAGGGCTGTTGAATTGGGATATTGCGAATGTCTTGCGCAAGAATGGGCTACATAAAGTTACCACTATTGCGGATAATCAAGAGGCGAAGAGTATTGCTGAGATTTCTCGTTTGGGATGCCGCATATTTCCATGTATAAAGGGAAAAGGATCAATCATGGCAGGTATTTCACAAGTGAAGCAGTTTAAAATGCACATTGTACAAGGTAGTCGAGGTATACAGGACGAAGCAGATAATTACTCTTATGTATTTGACAAGATGACCGGACTCTATGATACGAACGAGGCAGTAGACGAAAATAATCACGCTATGGACGCTATACGATACGCGACTGAGTTTCTGATCGCCAAGTATCGTCCCGGCAAGAAACAAAGAAAAGATGAAGAAAAGCGAAATTAAAACCTTTCGGGGATATGTGCGATATCAGATATATCGCCTATTTACCCCATTTCGTTGGTTATGGAAGACGTTTGTTCGTCTGACAAGTAGATATCAACGCTTGATGCAATTACGGCGTATAGCGAATCTAAAGCCGGATGCTGTGGAGAGTCTTTCGCAAGATGAAGCCGCACTTCTGCATTATATGTCGGAATACTTAATACCTTCCCGCTGGGTAACACGTAATGGACAGATAATTTATACGTGTCCATCAGTTGAGGATGTGACTCTCTGGCAGATGATTGAAGCACGCAGAGCTGAAACAGTATTAGAACGTATTAGCGGATGGACTGGGGGGTATGTACCAGAAACTGTTGCTGATATGGTGAAACTGACAAAGTACATTGTGGAGCAGATTGGGCAGGCTGACGAGCTGGAACGTGTACTGTTACCAGGTGCAGGTGGTTCCGGTGAATCGAATCCAATCACTGAAGCTAAAAGTGTGCTAGGAATGGTACAGATCACATCCGAACTGTTTAACTGCTCATTCGAAGATGCGAAGAAGATAAACTACTCAGATGCTATTCTAGCGATCAGCAAGAGACATGATGAAGTTGAGAAACAAAAATCTAAAACAAAATAATCATGGGAAAGAAATATAGTATTAATTCAGCAGGAAGAATCGTAGCCGAGAGAGACATATACTCTCTTGGCGGCTTTATACCTAAAGGAACCGTAGGGGCTAGTATAGCTGACGAAACACAGTTATCACAGGAAGGTGATTGCTGGGTGAACGCCGGAGACTTATCTACCAATCCGTGGATTACTGTTTCCGGTAATTCCTATATTGGAAATCTAGTGGCTGGTGGGGTCACCGCAAACAAGAATCCTATCCGCATAGACGGGGATACTTGGATACCCGGAGCAATAAGATTCTATCATCCGGGGTCGTCCCCAACAGCAGACTTGTTCATTAAGGACAGTTTCATCGGCTTCGATATGGACGTTTCCCCCGGTCCGAGAACTACGGCAACAGCATTCCCTTTCGAGCAAGGAGGGTACTTATCCACTGCACCGAGAGGAACCGCTTTTTCATCATCTGTAATTCAAACCGGAGACACAAACCTTTGTCGAAGCACGGATGCGGTTATAAGATGTGGATTGAATACATACGTGTATCTTCCAACGGGATACTCCGGTAGAATTCTATGGGCATACACCGAAGGTGGAACAGCGGTGTATTCGGGAGAATCTAAAGTGATACCTTCAGGACTGACTAAAATAGAACATCCGGTATATAAGCAATTTATGTTGCATATCAACAAGATTAACGGAACCGCAATGACCCCTGCTGATCTGTTGGGTATAGGAGCTAAGATACTAGGACACGTGTATGCATCAGCACCCATAGAAATACGTGCGGGATCAGCTTCCGGAAGTTATACTATGGCTAGATCGTCTCTGACGATTAAAACAGATGTTTATAATCCCGGTGTTAATCCTATTCGACTATTAGATGGGTGGATGTATAACACCAATTGTGTCACGGAAACGAGAACCGACATCAAGATATTCGGAAGATTTAATAATGTGAAACTTTTGGAGTTCCTGTGGTATATACCGGATTCACAGATTTCGAATGGTAAACGAGATACTTTTATCACAGCGTCTGACTGTCCTTTATTGCGATTAAAAACAGGATACGTATTTGATGATTTAGGGAAAATAGGTGATCTAGTTCTGCGTAGATGTGTCGTACCGAAAGCAGCTTTTGCTGTTGATAAAGTAGATGGAAATACCTACGAGGACATAGATTTCTCGTATACCAACGAGTTTATGGGAACGAAAGTTTCCGACAGAACTTATGTGTGTAGCCATAAGCAAGGTCTGTATACCCTGTATAGTGCTTCCGGTTCTCTCACAGGACGAGCGAGCTACCCGGATAACACTAAAGATGCCACAGGTTTCACCGAAGGATATGATATAATCCCACTAGACGGAGACCTTATCGAGCAGGGGTCTTATGTGGGCACGTTCGATGATTATTACGAAGATTCAAAGAATTCGGCAGAGAACCGTGTAAGAATCGGAAGACCATTGACTACGTATGGTGCGAAATTTCCGTCCCTTCCTTCGGGCTTCAAGGTCACATTCATTGTCTATCTCCGAGATGACTTTAAGATTCAAGCATCTAAAGTTGATCCTACTACCATAGACCTAGCTAATCCGTACTTCGTTATGGTTTTCGGTAAAACCGATAATTCTTCGATATCTCCATCAGAGTTTAGTGCTCTTAATGCATCGCTTACTATGTCAGACTACACGAAAGTTCCGGAGATCACAGGGTCTGCTTACGTAGGCACAGGATGCATAGTTCGTGGAGATGTTCAGCTACACGGTGATCCTTATGTTAACCGTGTGTTTGATGTTAACATGTGGGAACGTGGAACAACACAAGATGGGGACTTACCGAACTACCCTACATGGGAAGACCGTAAAATTCCTACAGGGGTAGGAAACAGATTTAGATTTGTAGACGCATTCGAAGTTGAACCGGGTGGAACTTTCTCATGCGCAGAGGGGTATTTGATTCATTTGTACCGATTTGACGGAAGCGGTAAATGGATAGGACAGGCGGGATGGGCAACATCGCAGTATATCCCGGAAGGTGAAACAAGGTTTGCTGGTCTGATTATCAAGAAAGCTACGAATATATCCGATGCGGGGGGACTCATAACCGAGGAAGACCTTGCGCTAGCAAACGTTAAGTATCTCCGTGCATTCAAGAAGCGTAGATACATAACCAATGAGCTAGACCGGAAAAGCCCGGAAGATATCTTGTTAGATACGGATATGTGGGAACAAGGCTACTTAGATAGAATAGCCGGGAAAACCTACGAGGAACTTAAGTCTGCATCCAGCTTATTTATCCGATTGAGAAGACTCATAAACACAGGAAAGGGCGCAGTATCCTCTCGTGGCGCAGGATTTGATAATAAGGACGTATCTTTTGATGGCTTTACGAAATGTGTAACTGCTGATGATACTATCGTAGACGGTACGCCTCTTTACGGAGCTACTGTATATAAAGTTCCTTTGGCTGCTATATCAGTAGCGGATGTAGTGAATTCTAGGTTTGTCGTAGAGTTCGTACCATCTCCTAGAATCATAGCTCTATATGATTCACCGACTATCGAGATCAACGGAACGAAGGTTCGGATGTACGACAATTCCGTTCTATCCAAGACACTAAGGGTAGAAGGGAAATTGATTCTGAAAGATGACGCAGTAGCCCGGTACGATTACGGTATTGGCGAGTGCTTATGTGCTAACGGTCATAGTGACGCAATTATAAAGCTGCCATGATATTCAGTGATATACTAAACTTTATGGATGGGGAAGCCGTGAAACTCGGCTTGCCTATCTATTTCGGAGATACGTCTACTATTAACGAGCTAGTGAATGACATCTCAGGTATGTTCTTAACGTTTGATGTCCCGGACGGTGGTATGTCTAAGTTGCCTCCTGCCACCCGGAAGTATAACGTAGTATTACAGTGCTTAGATAAATCGTACTATCTTACGGATAACGCTGCCGAACTTGATACATTAATGCGTACCGATTTGGCTTTAAACAAACTAATGTCCGCTTTTGTGTGTCACTTCGATGTGGATGGATTGAGTTTCAGGAAGGTACAGAATATCTATGACTCAATGAAGTCCGGTTGGAGTGTAACATTTTCTATAACAGATGATTTATTGAACTATGGATAAGGAGATATTGCAGGTTGTAGAACAGATAAAAAAGGAAATATTCGAATCTTATGTTTCGAAAGGTTTGGTAGCGTCTGGTGAATTTGGGCGTGATCTAAAAGTAAACGATCTCGGTGATAGGGTAACTATTACTGCACCGCATTATGTCGTACAGATGGAGCAGGGTAGGAAAGCGGGGAGTTTTCCGCCTGTCTCCGCCATTAAAAAGTGGATTCAAGACAAGAACCGGACGGTTGGTGCAAACATCCCGGAGGAAGCAGCTTTCGCCATCGCTTATGTGATGAAGCGGGACGGCATCAAAGTTCCTAACAAATTCAACGGTGGCGGGGTAGTCTCCGACATCATTAATCCTGAACGGGTGAAACGGCTGACGCTGGATATAAACAAGATCATAAAGGCGAAAATTCTAACAATATTAACGCAATGAAATTAAGAATACCAAGATTTGGAGTGAACGTAGATATACCGGACAGCAAAGTATATACCTACCCCAGTTGTGCTACCATATGGGACAACGTGCCGTTAAAGCTAATTATAACGGACCTACCTACGGACATTATTGTGCGGATGGAACTACAGTGCCGTTCTACCCTAGACAGCTTTTATTACACAACGTTAGAACCAGTTGAGGGAATGGAGATAGACGCAGCTTCTTATTTCTTCCCGCTTCTTCCCGTATATAGTGATCGAGTTCAGTTCTACCAAGTAGAACTGACATTGATACATAAAGCCAATCTAACGGCTAATAGTGTTACTCAGATAGTTCGTATTCCCGTGATGAACTTGGCGAGTATAAACAATGTTAGCCGAGTGTCTAGGGCTGACACAGATTTCCGGGACAACTACGGACCGCGGGCACCATTAGCGCACACACTGGATGATAATTTCTTTATAGACAGCCGTTATCATGATAGGGACTATGATGTAGACGTTATCTATCAAGACGGAACGGCTGACAAATTTAATTACATGCAGGGTGACGGAATATCGGATGCATGCCAATACAAGAAGATCACGATAAAGAATCCGGATGGGTCCGTAGCTGCTGTTAAGGTTTATCCGGAAGAGGTACACGCATGCGGAGCTATTACACTGAAATGGCTAAACTCGTGTGGGTCATACGATGCGATTTCCTGCTATAATTGGAGCGCACAATCTACGATAGCGCAAGGTTTATCCGGTGGGAACGTTACGAAGCGGGAACTTACCTGTGTATTCGAAGTGACTGAGGCTAACAAGTTCGCACTAGATGTTCTTTCCCTGTCTCCGGATGTAACTGTTAGAGGGCTAGACGAGGTAGATATGGATACGAAACTTAGATGTTCATCTACTACAGGCGTGAAATATACGGCAACGGGACTAGTTAAAACGGTAACTCTAAAATTCCAGTACTAACATGGATATAAAGATTCAGATAAATGGAGTGTTCTTGGAGGGCTTGACAAAAACGGATGTCAAGCTGTCTATTAATGCATCGTCTCCATACAGTTTCGGAGAATCCACCCGTACCTATTCGGCTAACATTAAAGCTCCTAGGAATCGGGTGAATGATGGGATATTCTATCAAATGAGAAGTTTCGGTTTTACCCACCGTACTGCGAAATACGAGGCTAGAGTTTATATCGGCGGGATACCGATAAACAAGCGGTTCAAAGCTAAGGTATCATGCAGCGAAGACTCCTACGACATAGCTCTGTCCCAGTCGGACCTAAAGATGTCACAGTTACCGAAAGAAGTAATAGAAAGATATCTTTATACATCCGGTGTAGGGAACACTTTTTTCTACCCTGCAAGCGAACTGATAAAGCGTTCTGTTGGCTCCTTTGGTGTTTCTGTATCGTTCCCGCCGATAGAATACGGCGGCTACGAACCGGGATTGATCATCGAGAATCTAGGGCAAAAGCCTTTATCCGAGGTACTGGTGGGGAAGTCGGTTACTGTGTTTTGGCGGTATGCATCCGAAACGGACGAAGGAACGGAGTATTTTAGAGGTAACTTCCTAGATATTTTAGAATACGATACCCGTACCGCTCTAATGGCTCCGGACGGATCAACAGCCAATACAACGGCGGTGATAACGATGGATAATAACGCCTATATTACTTTGGATATGTCAAGAGTGGGGACCATATTAAACTTTGTGGTGTTGAAATCGGTTTACAATAATCAGACCGTAGCGATATTCCAAAAAGATGATAACCAAAACGATATCACGCAGGTACGATATAAGTTTGCTTCTACTACTATGAACATCCCTACATACATATTTAATGGCTTATACATAAGTAGAGACATAAATGTGTATGAGAAATTAGATGCCACCCCGCCGAAAACAATGTCCCCAGACGAAGCCGTTAATCTTTCCGGGAAGATAACCGAGTTAAGGAATACCGCTGGGGTGACACAGGTAGCGGGGAATTGTGGAGTATCGAACGCTGTAGATTTCTTAACGGATATTTGCAAAGTGTTCCAGTGGGGGTGGGAGTTTCAGACCATCGTAGACGATAGCGGACTCACAAGTGTTATTATTAGTATATATAATCTAATCGCGAACGATGCAAAAAACTTTGATCGAAACGGACCGATCACGTTCAATGACATGCGGCAAGACTGGACCGATTTCTACGTATCGATAGACAAGATAGAGGACTCAGAAGGTTTTCCGAACATCGGTATATTCAAAATCGGTGATTTTACAAAGAGTTTACAATTATCCAGTGCATCGTTCACGGCTAAAGGGACCGTAGTAGAATCGGGCGTGCCGAATCCACAAGACGGTACGTACCCGCGCTTTTCGATACGAAAGGTTCAAGACAATAAGCCCGTAACTTGGGTCGAATATTTCAAGTCTATCGAGTACACGCAACGATTAACCAAGTATTACGGTATGTTTTCGGACGCTATAGATGTCACTATTAAGGCTAAAATACCCTACTATTTCATAGAGAACAAGTATAAACATAACGGAGTAGTGTATTTTAAGCAGCTAGGATCATTTTTCTACGTTCGTTCTATCACGGAGTATAACCTAGCAACGCAGGAATGTAAGGTAAAACTAACTAAAATTAATCTTAATCGTTAAATAAATGGCAGATAATGTTACATTACTAGACCTTTCGTTCAAGACGGACGAGGCAGTAGAAGGTTTGGACGCTCTGATCAAGAAGTCTTTAGACCTTGCAGAAGAAAAGAAACAGCTAACCAAGCAGATAAACGCCGAGAAGACGGCACTTGCCGGGCTTCGTCAGAACTATAAAGACAATCTTATAGATCAAACGGCGTTCGAAAAGGCAACGGAGAAGTCAGAAACAGCGATCATATCGTTAACCAAACAACTAAACAATAATAAGAATGAGACTTCCGAGAATACAGCCGCTATTAAAGCACACACTACCATTGTCAACTCGGAAGCGGAAAGCGTGGAAACCCTGCGAGCGAAGTTATCCCTTAACACGAAGGCACTAAACAAAATGTCCGTTGAACAGCGGACAAACTCGGAGGCTGGGAAACAGATGGTAGCCCAAACCAAGGAAATCTCCGACAAACTGAAAGACCTTGAGAAAGGGGTGGGAGATACCCGTAGAAACGTGGGTAACTATGCAGAGGATATCGAGAAGGCAACCGGAAGCCTCGGCGGTATGACTGGCGCAACCGGGCAAATGGTCAAAGGTATGTCCGGCGGTATTGCTTCTATAAAGGCATTCAACGCTGCATTGATGGCGAACCCCTTTGTTGCCATTGCATCGGCTATTCTTGCGGTGATCTCAGCTATCGGAAAGTTGATGGACCGCAACAACGAACTGGCTGTTTCCGTTAAGACTATATTAGCACCTATCGAGTTGATCATAACTAAGGTATTGGACGCCGTAGCCGCTCTGTTTGTGGAGATAGTCAAGGTTTTTGAGTGGCTGGCAGAGGCTTATATTAAGGTTTACAACTGGTTAGGTCTGATATCGGACGAAACCGTTAAATCTATCGAAACTGCTAGAGGGATGGCACAAGTAGAACGGGACATATATAACGCTGAAACCGATCTTATTGTAGTTTTAGCCCGGCAACGTAGGGAAATGGAGGAACAAAAGGCTATTCTTGCCGATCAAACTAAGAGTTCTAAGGAAAGGCAAGATGCAGCTAATGAAGCCCTACGGATATCTAGAGAGATGGAAGCCTCCGAATTAAAGATACTAGAGGCTAAATATCAGCAGATAAAGACGCAAAACGAATTGTCTTACACTTCTGATGAAGACAGGAGGAAAGAACAAGAGGCTTTAGCAGCATTGGAGGAAAAGAGAGCACAGTATTTATCACAACGGAAGGAACTAACTAGTCAGGTATCCGGGCTGGAAAAAGCTGATATGGCAGCCGCCGCAGTAGCCGATAAAAAGCGTGCCGAGGATTATGCTAAATCCCAAAAAGCGGCAGCGGAGAAAGTCAAAAAAGACAAAGAAGACGCAGAAAGGAAAGCCGCCGAAACCGCTAAGAAAGTTCAGCAGGAAGTTCTAAAAAGCTACGAAAACGGAATAACCGAATTGCAGCTAAAGATAAGAGAATCTAATATCGGTATAGTAGACAAGCAGAAGGCACTAGAGGACCAAGACGCGCTAAACCAAGCTATCTTAGAAAAGGAGCGATACAGGTTGCAGCAGGGGCTTATAACGCAACAGGAATTCGATAACATCAAGCTGGAACAGCGGATAGCATTCCAAGAACAGGTAGCCACCCTAGAAGCCGAAGAAGCCGCTAAGAAGAGAGAAACGGAAGCCATAGACCTAGAGAACAAACGTGCCATCGAGGAAGCCAGCATAACTAGTGACTTCGAACGTGAATCCCTTCGTCTAGAGCAGCAATACCAAATGGAAGTTGCGAACGCTGAGAAGACTGGGGCGGACATTTCTTTGATTGAATCCAAATACGCCCAAATACGGGAAAAGAGAGAAAAGGAACTGGTAAACGCCAAGTTACAAATGACAGCCGATATCGCCGGGCAAATCTCTAATATCATGGGACAGGAATCGGAAGCCGGAAAAGCGTTCGCTCTGGCACAGGCTACGATTAACACATACTTAGGTGCATCTAAGGCTATTGCGCAGGGTGGTATTTGGGGAGTAGCGCAAGCAGCCATCGTGATCGCTGCCGGATTGAAACAAGTAGCCTCAATTATGAAGGTAAAAGAAGAAGTTCCCAAAACTAACACCAGCGTTAAGAAGTTTGCCAAAGGTGGTACCGTGTTTGGTGCTCCGCATTCACAGGGCGGTGTAACGTTCACCGGATCAAACGGGCAGCAGTTCGAGGCGGAAGGAGGCGAGAATATGTACATCCTCAACAAACGTGCATCTCATGCTATAAATGCGTTGTCTGCTCTTAATCAGCAATACGGGGGACGGTCTTTTGGCAATTCTAATGCTTACCGATATGCACAGGGGGGAGGATTCGATGTTATCAGTACTCAATCTTATACGAATCTTAATCGGTCTATGTCTAAGCAAGCGGTTGATTTGTCCGACAAGACAGTGGCAGCTATCGCACTTGCGTTTGTAGAAGGGGTAGAGAATGCTCCAAATCCGATAGTTTCAGTCCAAGATATTACCGATGTACAACAAAATCGTACAATTGTTATTGATTCCGCATTGGGCTAATTCGTATTTGCTACAATTTGCGGATAGTAAGTAGGTTGTAACAGCTATTTTTGTGTTGAAATATAGTTTATAATATAGAATGGTTTATATGGTAAATCTCTAATTTATGGATTTCAAGAAAATACGAATTATAGAGGCGGGACCGACCGCAAACGATTGGACGGATGAAGTTAACGGTGAATTAAAAACCGGGAAAATCGTTATTACGCCCGAATCGCTAGCGTCCCTTGTGGTGGCTGGTAGTATTCGCCCTATCCATTCTCGCCGGACACACAACGGTAACGATCTGCTGGACCAGTACATCGGTAGTTTCTCTAATTTCGTTGAGGAAAACGGAGTAGTCTACGCCGATCTGACCTTTTCGGAAGCTCTCTTAAAGAACTATCCGCAGGAGGCAGGATTTATGAAGGACATGATTGAAAAGGAACCGGAAATGCTAGGCGTTTCAGTCGTAGACCTAGACACTAAGGTGTGGAACGAAGAGAACCAAACATGGGACGTGACGAGTTTTGAAGAATTATTCACGTGTGACCTTGTAGGCTTACCAGCCGCGACAAGTTCGCTTTTTAATAACCAAAAATCAAAGAACAAAATGGGTCTTTTATCAAGCATTATCAGCACCTTTTCAAAGAAAACGGAGCTTAAAGAGGAAATCGTAGAAACGGTTAATGGTGAAAAGATCACTATTAAGGCAGCAGGAGAAGAGGCAGCCGTAGGTGACGAAGTAGTAAAAGAGGACGGAACCGCCGTGGAAGATGGTGAGATCACCGTTGATATCCCGGAAGAGGGAAAAATCGTTCTCGTGATCAAAGATGGCAAGATAGCCGAGTTCAAAGAGTACATGGACGAAAAGCCGGAGGAAACACCGGAGACAGAAACCAAGACACCGGACGAATTTTCTCAGCGTCTAACTGCTCTTGAATCATCTTTGAGTGAGATTAAAACAATGCTTTCCAAGCAAACGAAAACGCCACCTGTTGCAACTCGTACGGTGGGAGGCAAACCGAAAACAGATGCACAAAAAACGCAGCTTTCTAACGAGGAAGCACGCAAGAAAGCGCGGGAGGCGATGGTTAAGTTCGCAAAAGAAAAGTAATCACACTAAAATCATAGGAGACTATAAATTATGGCAATGACATTTACGGATTTAAATAATCTGAATATTAACTCACTGGCTGACGTCATTTCTTTGACTGTAGGGCTGGTTGGCGAAATGGAACGCGGTGCAACCGTTCTCTCTGGACTTGACAACAAAACGCCTATTGTTACTTTTGTAGCGAAAGATAAGGCACTTCGTAAGTCTGCTGGATGTGAAGGTACTTATGAATACACAGATATGTCCGATCATGTAAAGTACTATGACTTCCAGCCTTTGGAGTTACCTATCGTTGTTTGTTTGCAAGATTTGTGGGGGAAGATGGTAGCTAAGGGTATTCATTTGTCGGATGACTTCGATGAAACTCAACTGGCAGGTTTCATGGCTTCGGAAGTACTGAAAGTTTTGGAGGCTGATTTGCTACGTCTCGCATGGCTGGACGGAACCAAGACAGGTGATGTTGCTTACAATATTTTCAAAAATGGTGGTTTCATTAAGCAAATGAAGGACAGCGCAGAAACTATCCTTCCTTTGCAGTTGACTACGGCTAGCGTAGAGGATACCATGAAGAAACTTATTGATTCACAACGTCCCGATCAAAAGGAACTTAGCGAGTTCTTCGTGACTTCTAATGTAATGCGCCTGTTTAAGAACTTAGTTCAGAGTAAGGACAACACAACTGCTCAGGAGCATTTCGAGAACGGAAAAGCTGTGTACACTTTAGAAGGATACAAGATCAATGAACTTCCTCATGTTTCTGCGTCTATGATCGCAGATGCAACAGATGAAGATGCGTTTATCGCGTTTACTCCGAAACGTAATATCCAAATCGCTTTGGAAGATTCAAGCGTGAACATTAAACCGTTCATTCAAGATGCGAAAGACCGCAAGTATTACTCTACAACTGTGTTTGCTGCGGACGTAATGGTAGCTATTCCGTCTATTTTGAAACTTGCAACAAAAGCGAAAGCATAACAACTAATACCGAAAACTATGGCATGTATGAAATTAAATAAGGCTATCGTTTTTGGGTGTGCGGGCGGCTCAGTCGGTTTGGCTGGGCTGTACCTTGTTAACAAATCGGAATTGTCTTCTTTTGTAATGGGTGGCGATGGCGTGACATTAAACTCTATCGTCCTTGTATCCGGTGCAAAGGCAATTCCGGTTGACTGTTACAAGAATGGCGCAAAAGTAGTGGACGCTTTGCGTACACTGGACGGTGCAGCCGGAATGGAACAGACGGTTACTATCACGGTCTACGATAAGACTTCTGACGGTGCGGCGATTAAGGAATCACTGCTATCCGGGAATTACGTAGCCTTCGCAAAACTCAAAGACGGCGGTAACATTAAAGTTGCCGGACTTAATACCGGGCTGGAAGTGGCAAGCATGGATGGAGATACTTCGGCGGCTGGCGGTTTCGATACCGTAACGCTGAAAACACCGGATAACTCTAGGGGGGATCGCAATATAGTTGCTTTACCTGCTGTTTGGACGTATTTAGAAGCTAATAAATTAACTTAACAACATGGGATGTATTAGTAATATCACGGGTGCAATAACCTACGATTGTTTAGGTGGAGCAGTTGGAATAGCTGATTTGTTGCTTATTAACTACTCAGATATCCAATCTATCTCCATCGCCAACGGTATCGCTACTATCACGTTGACTGTTTCGGGCAAGGTTATCCGGGTAGCGTCTATCCGAAAGGGTGCAAATGCTACAGAAGCCCAAAGAATTAACGAAAACGCCCCGAATGCGCTGGAACAATCGGTTAATTTTACCGTGTATAAGAAAACGAGTGCGGAAAACGTGTTTATCAATACCATTCTCAATTCTCGCCTTGTGGCGGTTGCAAAAATGGTTGAAACAGGTGTTTACCGTATTTATGGCTGTAATTACGGTTTGGAGGTATCCGGACTGGAAGAATCAGCAAATGATAACGGCGGCTATACCGCCATTACGTTAACCACACCTGAGAACGTTCTAGGAGAAGCCCGTGCATCAATCACTGAGGCTACATGGAATACTCTAGTGTCTAAATCATCATAATTATGGCTTGTTTAAAGAAGATAGCACAAGATTTAGCGTTTGATTGCGCTAATCCCGGTTTAATCTCTGGAATTGCCGGAGTAGAAGAAGCCGTAATATTGAACTACGAAGATGTTTCTAGTATCTCGGTATCTTCTACGACAGGACAGGCAGTAGTAACAATGAAAGCCGGAACCAGGGGATATACCGTTCAATCTGTAAAAAACTCTATTCAAGTGACGGAGGCATCGCGGGCAAACGACAATGCTCCTACTATGTTGGAAATATCAGTAGTCATGAAACTTCTTTCATCGTTACCTGTAGTTAGCTACATTATCGCTTTGGTTTCTGGATCGTTTTTGGTTGCTATTAGAACAAAAAACAACCAATATTTCCTTTTGGGATGTAACTCGCCGTTAGAGGTCTCAGATTTATCAACTGATAGTTCAACAGACGGAGTTTCAACCGCTACTTTAAAAACGCCGGACGGGTCTTGCGGAGATTTCCATTATAGTATTACGGCGGCACAGTATAACTCTTTAAAAACTGTATAATCATGGCAAGAACAAAGGAAACTGTAACAAAAGATATCAAGCCCGTGCGCGAATTAATTCGCTTAACGGACGAGTTCGAGATTTTGAATCTCTGTAAAAGTATTACGCATCTAAAACTGGACCCTATGTGCCATATGGATCGTGCGTACGCGAAGAAATGGTATGAGGATCACTACTTGACTGGCATACACGTTCGCTACGTAATGAAACCGGGACTATCTATCAATCATGTGGCGGACGGAGTTGTTTACCGTGCATTTAATTGTACGGACGCCATCGCCGAACGAATCATGAAAGAAAATCCGGTTTATAAATCCTACTTTGAGGACTTAGGTCCAATAGAACCACAGGAGGACGTACCGACCGTTTTGCCCGCTGATCCTGAACCGGAACAAACACCGGAAACAGAAGCTCCAGAAGAAGAGAAGCCCGTAGAACCGGAGACCCCCGCTGATCCTGAACCGGAAGCCTCAGTAGAAACAACACCGGAGGCTTTAGTAGACGAGATTATGAAGGAACTGGAATAAACTAAAAGGAAACGTTAATATGATAGCTCACAAGAAAGTAAACGTAATAGTAGATAGAGCGCTCAAAGTTAACGCTAAGGTTTCCGAAAAGATTGTGGGGTATGGGGACGGAAACCTATACCCCCAAATTTTATCGGAACTTATATATGCTAGCAAAACCGCCTCTTTGAGTGTGGAACGACTGAGCGAAGCGATAGAATGTGAAGGCTTTAAAAACCGTGTTTTTGGCGAAATGACGAACGCCCACGGAGATAACATGGACGAGATACTGAATATGCTGGCATATGACGTAGCTCGTTTCAGAGGGTGCGCTCTAATTGTCCAGTATGGAGGTGATTATCGCCCTAAAATGATTTATCCCGTTCCTTTCGAATACGTCCGTGCCGGGCTGAATAAAGACTACTTAACGAATCCGGTTATTCATAAGTACGTAGTGTTTAACAATTGGGATCGTCAAAATATCAAGTCTACCCAATTGGATAAAACGGCAGTTACCTATCCGGCGTTCAATCCAGATAACTTTGCGGATGAAGTAGAGTTTTTCGGCGGAATCGAGAATCACCCCGGACAGCTTTTGTACATAAACTTCTTCACTACGAAGCCCTATCCGCTTTCTCCGTTTCATGCAGTCCAGTCTGAGATGCAGGCGGAGGCGATGAACTCCACATATGTAGAACGTACTTTGACCCGTGGCTTCCATATGTGTTCAATTATATCGCATGGAGAGTTTACAGAGCAAGAGGAACAGAATGCTTTTGTGGAAGGGATTAAAAAAGTTATGGGAGCACAGGGTGCTGGAAGCGCAGTTCTTGTTCGTGATGACAATGCTTTGTCTGATAAACCGTTTATCAAGGTAGACCAGTTGGGCGTACCGATTGACGCTAATCTGTATAAGGCTTACAACGAACCGCTAAAAAAGGATATCGCTTCACAAGCCTACAATATTCCTATTCCTTTGGTTGACTCGTCTTTGATTTCATTCTCCAATGCGTCCGGTGAGGTCGTGAAGGAAATGCAAAAAGTTTATCGCCGTTCTGTGACGAAACTTCGTAGTAAGTTGAGTCGGGAAATTGCGCGTGCCTTAGACCTTCCAACAGAAGTATGTGAAATTTATAACGAATTAGAAGAATCTAACTCGACAGTAAACGTAAAAACAGACCCAAATGAATAGTTTTTCCGAAGTAATCAAGAAGTTCCGTGAAATCTTTGATATCGCAGCAGATGTTAAGGACACAGAGATAAACAAATGCATTCAAGAGGCAGATAAGCTCGATATAAAAGTAGCTCTTTGCGGTGATACATTCTTTTCAGTATCGAGTGAGCTAGGAGGTGGAAAAGAAGAGAGTGATATCCCTGCCGGAACCGATTCTGATTCTAATTATTCGTTAGATGTCGTAATAGCCGGGAAAAACTACAATATAGTTCCTCTTTATACGATCCTATGTTACTATGCGTTTGTGCGATATATGAAGATAGCGGACCAAAAAAGCACATCTACAGGACTGAAAACGCAGGTATACAACGGGTCGTTGATATTACCAGACTATAACAAAAATAAACGATGGGAAGAAGAACGTGGGAAAGCAGATGCTTTTATAGAGGATTTCCATATTGTATACGAGTTATTTAAGGAATCAGATAATCCAAAGGATAAACATTGTTGTGACTCTGTTAAGCCTTATCGAGTATGTTTTATAAGTTAAAATAGTGAGGAAATGAAAAGGGAAACGAGAGACGATATCATGATTTGGTCTGCTGTGGGAATGCTCTTCGCAGGAGTGGGGGTGTCAGTTGCTGGTTTTTTAGTTGAGCCTTTAGGTATCATTCATGATACTGTATTATGGTTCTTTGCACAATGCTTGATATGGTCGGGAGCTGTTTTCGGCATCCCTGTCTATGTCAGAACTAAAATTAATAGTATGATTGGGAATATACCCGAAAAAGAAAAAACGGAAGTGAAAAGGAGAGTAAATAATGAACTGGATCAAGGAAAGTAATCGCCCTAAACATCTCCTGTATGCTATTCCAGCAGGGGCACTATTTACTATTTTATTTGTGGCAGGATTGGCGGCAGGAATGGAATTTAAAGACAGAGATTGGGGTGGAAAATGGGATTGGCTTGATATTGTGGTAACATTAATCGGTGGAGCCATCGGGCAACTAATTCAAGTTTTAATATTGATTTTAATTTTATAAAATGGCAGAAGTGAAGAAATTAGTACCGTTCATCCTAAAATGGGAAGGCGGTTTTGTAAATGACCCTGATGATCTAGGAGGAGCAACTAATATGGGTGTAACAATCGCTACTTACGAGGCGTATTGTAAGAAGAAAGGCTATCCTAAACCGACTATAGAGAGATTGAAGAATCTATCTAAAGAAGAATGGACAGAGATCATGAAAACAATGTATTGGGACAGATGGAAGGCTGACGAGATAAAATCTCAGTCAGTAGCTAATATCTTGGTTGATTGGGTGTGGGCATCCGGTGTTCATGGTATCAAGATACCACAGGAATTAGTTGGAGTATTACCCGATGGTATTGTTGGACCAAAAACTATTACAGCCGTTAATTCTCGTAATCCTCGTGAACTGTTCGACCAGATAAAACTAGCTAGGTTTGACTTCATAGAAGAGATTTGCCGGAAGCGTCCTGTAAACAACAAGTTTAAACGGGGATGGATGAACCGAATTAATGATCTAAAGTTTGAATCATGAAGTGGTTGATATACATTATCATATTGCTAACGTTAGCAATATGGTTTTCATCCTGTCGGAGTATCCGACATATTCCGATTGAAACAGTAAAGCATGATAGTATCTACATTAGCAAGATACTAC